GATTGTTCAGAAAGCTGATTTTGTTCCGCCTCGGCAATCCTACTCCAGTGATCTTCTGATAAGCCTGGATGAAACCGTTCCCCGCTCAAGACTTAAAGGGAACATATTTTCATTTTGGTATGACCCAGATGACCCAAGACCTTTAGTAGGTCGATCTTTCCGCTGGCGCAGGAGAGACTATCGAATAGAAGCGACTGGAATTGTCGATACGCGGGCAGAGAAAATGCGCGCAATCAACGATATCCAGGCTGAATACGCGCAGAAGATTGAAGACTTGGCCGCAGCCCAAGGTACGGCTAATAAGCTAAGCGATGAGGCTTATGCGGCTCGAATCCAAGCGCTTCAATCCGCCATGGATCAAGAGGTTGCCATTGTTGAAGATGGCGCCAAGCGAAAAGAAGAAGCTGAGGCGGATGGCTGGAATGGCGCAAATAAGGCGCTTGAAGATTACATGGACGAGGCGAAGAACCTATCAGAGCAGGTTGGTAATCTAACGCAGAACGCCCTTGGTGAAACTGAGGATGCTTTTGTGGAGTTCGCCAAGACCGGCAAGTTTAGTTTCAAGAGCCTTGCCGATAGCATTATCTCAGACCTGCTGCGTATCGGAGCAAAGCAGTTGACTTCTAGCCTCGCAGGGAACCTTTTGGGCGGCGCTACCAAGGCTGCTGGCGCTAGTGGTGGCACTGATTGGATGAGCCTCATAGGTAGCTTCGCCGGCCTTTTTGATGTTGGCGGCTTCATTCCATCCGGCCAGTTCGGTATCGTTGGCGAGCGAGGCCCTGAGTTGGTAAGCGGTCCGGCAACAGTTACCAGCCGAGCCGCAACTGCAGGCATGATGGGCGGGCAAACAATCGTCAACAACATGGATCTTTCCGGAATGAAATCAGCTAGAGAGGCCAGAGACGCGGCAGCCACTATCGGTCGAGGTATTGCCGGAACCGTGCGCGGATCGGGGAGATATACCTGATGAGTTATTTTCTTGAGGAGCGCATGGATGCCTGCATACGCCTGGGCGCCGTCGCGGAGGACAGCTATTTCGTTGAGGTAACTACTACTGCGGGCGGTGGTCGATATCCGTCCTTGAAGAACGGCAAGCCTTATCGGGAGTTCGATACTAGCTTTGTCCAGCCCCGCACGCAGTTAGCTGTTGCTCTTAAAGGTTTGTACGACCGTACTTATGGTGGCCTAGCAGGATTTAGGGTCAAGTCGTGGGATGATTTCACCACGGCCAATGACGGCATCTCTGCCTATACGGCTTTTGACGCACAGCTAGATTACGTGAGTCCTGGCGTTTACCAGCTGGTAAAGGAATACGGGCGGGACAAGCCTGGCATTCCAGTTCTGGGCAGGCCGCGAAGAATTATCTACAAGCCCGTAGTCGGCAAGGTTTTGGTTGCTCTTCGTGGCGCGCCGATTACCCCTGAGGCCATCGACTACACCACCGGCAGGATCAGCCTACCTGCCAACAAGATCGCCAATATCACTGGAATCACCAAAGCCGCCAACGCCGTTGCGGAGGTTGGATCTAACACATTCATTGTTGGCGATTCTGTGGTTTTTTCTACCGTGCTCGGCATGATACAAATTAATGGTCTGAGAGCTAATGTTGTAGCAAAGCCCGACTCTACCCATATTGCCGTAGATATAGACTCCACCGGCTTCAGCACTTACACAGCCGGCGGGACAGTACAGACTCTGCCGCTAAATACCGGGCTTGATATCGTCACTGGCGGCGCTGAATTTGATATCCCGGTTGCCTTCGATTCCAAATTTAGCTCGGGAGCAATCGACAACAATATGCGCGCCATTGACTCTATGCGCCTGGTGGAAATACTTAACCCATGAAGACTCAGGTAGCCGACTATCAGTCTAAGGTTTACTGCATCCGCATTGAGCCGGCCAATGACCACCCAATAATCCGAATTGCCGGCCATCCTACTGACCTTGTGATGAGCAATGGCGAAACTTATCTCACCGAGAACGGATACCAGTTCAGTGGGTACGGGACGACTTCAAGCTTTGCCAGTTCTTCTATAGACCTTTCCGGCATCCTAAGCATTGGGGCTGTAAGTAAGCTTGACCTGGAGTCTGGCGTTTACGACAACGCGCGCGTCTATCTCTTCGCTACTTCTTTCGTCAACCCCGTAGAAGACTATGAGCCGCTAGGCCTCTTCTTTTGGGGTAAGGTGGAGTTCTCGGACGACAACTATAAAGTCGAACTTATGCAGTCTATCGACGTGCTCAGCCAGTCAACGGGGCGGACGTATTCGCCTAGCTGCCCATGGGTCCTATTCGACCAGACATTAGACGGTCATGTGCTGCAGCCTGGGCAAAGCCGGTGCACCGGACCTCGCGCCAACCCCGACGGCCCACTGATTGAAGACTTCCTGGTTACCGGAACTCTCACTAGTGTCACCAGCCAATACGCTTTCGCTGACTCATCCAGGGATGAAGAGGACGACTGGTTTGGCTATGGCTCCATTCGTTTCACCAGTGGAGATAATGCCGGTCTTAAGCCACTTGAGATTAAGTCCTACCTGCAGGCCGGCGGCCAGATAAATGTTATCGAAGCGTTCTTCTATTTGCCAAAGGTTGGCGACACCTACGAGATGATTCCGGGATGCAGGAAGCGTCCCGCAGAAGATTGCCGCGATAAATACAACAACAAGATCAATTTCGGCGGGCAGGACTTCGTGCCAAACCCTTCTGAATATTCCCAGGTCGGTCGTAGTTGAGGCGCGAAGATGTTGTGCGCCTGGCGCTTGAGTGCGCCGAAACGCCGTATCGGCATCAGGGTAGATTGCTAGGCATTGGCATGGACTGTCCTGCGCCTTATTGCTATGTCTGCGAGAAGCTTGGGATACCCTACGCTGACGAAATGGGCTACTCGCGGACCCCGTTTGACGGGCGCATGATGCAGATCCTTGACGATCAGCCGTCCCTTGAGGCGGTGCCGAAAGATCATATGCAGGCAGGTGATGTTCTGTGCATGAGGATCAAATCAGCGCCTCAGCATATGGCAATCCATATAGGCAAGGTCGGCGATCACGATTACATTCTGCATGGCAGCTCTGAACACGGTAAAGTTGCCGTACACCGGCTATGTGACTTATGGGGCGCAAGGATTATGAAAGTCTACCGATTTAAGGGTATCGAATGAGCAGCACCGGCCAAATAGTTGGCGGCATTGTTGGCGCGGTAGTCGGCTTTTTCGTCGGCGGACCCAGCGGCGCCTACGCGGGCCTTGTAATTGGCGCAGGCGTAGGTAGCTACATCGACCCACCAAAGGGTCCGACCGTACAAGGGCCAAGGCTTAGCGATTTAAAAGTCCAGACCAGCACGTATGGCGCTCAGTTTGGACGCGTTTACGGCATGATCGGGCTATCTGGCAATATTTTTGCCATGGAGAATAACGCCCTAAAGGAAACAGTCAGAAAGAAAACAGAGGGCGGCAAGGGCGGTGGCAGTTCAACTACCGTCAAGACCTTCACATACAGCGCAACATTTATGCTCGGGCTTTGCGAAGGCCCCATAGTTGGCGTACGCAGGATTTGGTGCGCTGACAAGCTCATATATAACGCCGGTAGCGATGATATCGGCACCATCATGGCCAGCAACCAAAGTCAGCGCGGGTGGAAACTTTACCTTGGGACTGATGACCAGCTACCTGACCCTCGTCACGAAGCCGAGCATGGTGTCGGGAACGTTTCTGCATATCGCGGGATGGCCTACATCGCCTTCTATGATTTCCAGCTAGCCGACTACAGCAACACACTGCAGGCAGCGCAGTTCAAGGTCGAGATTGTTCAGAAAGCTGATTTTGTTCCGCCTCGGCAGTCCTACTCCAGTGATCTTCTGATAAGCCTGGATGAAACCGTTCCCCGCTCAAGAATTAAAGGGAACATATTTTCATTTTGGTATGACCCAGAAGACCCAAGACCTTTTGTAGGTCGATCTTTCCGCTGGCGCAGGAGAGACTATCGAATAGAAGACGGTACATTTATCAGAGATGAATTTGACCCTCAAATGCGAAGCACTGATAGTTATATTCCTGGCTATGGTAAAACTGACCTAGGTACATCCGTCGGAATGGCTTGGGTATATGATTTTGATCCTTCTGCATCGCCTCGCGCATATGTTAGGGGTACCAACAACCAAACAAATAAAACATTCCAGCCTTACCTAGGGGAGGGGAGAGATCTTGGCGTTTTCGCCACAGATAAATCGCTATGGCTTTTTAGGGTGCGCGCAGACGGAAGCAAATATGCCGAGCGTTACGATACTTACTACACAACAAGCCCTGATGTGTTTGAAATCCAAACAGAAGATCCGGTAAATATTGTTTGCGTATCAGTAGGATCTGGTCAGTCTCCGATAATTGATGATGATGAAATCACTCTATTCCTTGCTGACTGCGGAGGCCCTTACACGATAGTTTGCAATTTAGTCGGCGACACTTTTGTTCAGAAATACGTTTTAAGCGAAGACGATATTTCTTACAACACCATATCTGGTGCGGCATCAGATGGCCTGCTAATACTTTTCTCGCGAGATAAGATGGCGAGCTGGCTTTATTCAGAAAAAATCGTATTCGTACAACCTCCCCTGGCTGAGATAATCGAGGCGGAGATAAATATTTCCAGCCTGCTCACAAGTGCTGATATTGATGTGTCATCGCTGGATGACGCGATAGATGGATACGTAGTTTCTGGCGGGACCATCCGCGCCGCAATCGAGCCGCTACAGGGCACTTACCCATTCGATTTCATTCCTTCCGGATATAAGCTTAAGGGGGTGAAGCGCGGCCAAAATCCATCCATGCTTATCCCATGGCAGGATATGGGGGCTGGCGATCCAGGGAGCATCAATGCCGCTCTTCAACAGTCTCGCGAAATGGATTCTCAGCTACCTCTGCGCGTCAATATTAAGTACATGGATCGAATCAGGGAGTATGCAGTTTCCGAGCAATATCAGGAGAGGTTGAACACGGGGATCGTCAACAAGATTGATCGCGAATTCCCTATCGTGATAGACGCTGACAAGGCTAAGCAAGTCGCCGAGGTGCTGCTCTTCTTGGCCTGGATGGAAAGGACTGATCTCACGTTCAGCCTCCCTCCCAGCTACCAAGCCCTGGAGGTTGCTGATGTGGTTGACCTTCAGATGCGCGATGCGATCTATTCTGTTCGCCTGACGTCGATCAACTACAAGGATAATGGGCGGCTGGAAGTGGCGGCCAAAAACAATAATCCGTCGCTTTACAATTCAACTGCAAGCGGGAGCGAAGGTGTTCCACCCGATGGCAATATACCGATAAACGGATCAAGCATCGCGATGCTCTTGGATATTCCGGTAGTGGATGAGAGCATCCAAAATCAGCCTGGCTTTGTCGGTGTAATGTCTGGCTTTAGCGAAACTTGGCCAGGTGGTGTTCTTTTCCGCAGCCCTGATTCTGGCCAGACATGGCAGGAGGTTCAGGGATTCACGGGGCAGCCAACCGCCGGCTTTGTTATGGGTACATTGCCTTCGGTTGCGGGCACGTTGATAGACAAGAGGGCAATCCAAGTAACACTTGTGGCGGGTGAACTTGAATCCATAACTCGCGACCAGATGCTGGTCGGCGCTCATTATGTTGCCTATGGCAAAGACCGGCGCTGGGAGATTTTGCGCTACCAAGATGCCGAGCTTTTGACAGATAACACGTACTCGGTTAGCGGATTTGTTCGGGGCGATAAGGGCACTGAGTGGGCCACTGGGCTGCACGAAGATGGCGATTATTTTGTGGTGCTAGCGGACCCAGATAATGTTTTCATCAACATGCCGGTAGAATCTATTGAGCAGGATCGCACCTATAGAGCAGTTACAAGCGGCGCAACTATCGAGAGCGGAACAGACATCCCTTTCGTTTATCGCGGCGTCAACCTAGAAACCCTGAGTGGCGTTGGCGCTCATGGCGTGAGGGATGGCTCTCAGAATCTAGCTGTCGCCTGGACTCGCCGTAGCCGATTGAGCAGCTCATGGTGGGCTACCGGGGTTCCCGCGCCGTTAGGCGAGCAGGTAGAGGCATACGAGGTAGACATTATGGATGGAGCCACAGTTAAGCGCACTATCGAATCAAGCAGCCCGACAATCACTTATACTGCCGCTGAGCAGGTTGCTGATTTCGGCTCTGCGCAGGCATCTATCCGAATGAACATTTACCAGCTTAGCGCCATAGTTGGCCGTGGCTACCCACTGGAGGTCACGCTATGAGTACATCGCCAAAACTGGCGCTAGAGTTTTTGTCTAATGGTGCGGCAAACCAAACTCTTGCCAACCTTACTTTCGCGCAGCTTGATCAACTTGTGCAGGCTGTCGTCATTGATAAGGATTTGACTTCACCGCCTGGCTCTCCTGCAAACGGATCACTATACATAGTGGCTTCGGGCAGCTGGGGTACCGCCTCCAGCAAAACAAATCAGCTTACTTATTGGCTGAGTGATGTTGGCGCGTGGACTTTCATTGTGCCGATGGTGGGCTGGAGGGTAGCGGTTCTGGACGAGCTAGACTCTCTTGGTATCCCTAAGATATATGCATTTACTGGATCTTCCTGGGCTATCCCAGAGAATATCGCAGTTGCCGCCCCCTCAGCTGTTGTAAATGATAGCAGCACGTCAAGGAGCGCAAGCCTTACTGATGCAGGCTCATATATACGATTCTCCAATGCCGCATCTGTAGAAATGACTGTTCCAGCTCAGGCTTCAGTGCCGTGGGGCGCGGACACCGAAATACATGTCAGGCGTGCTAATAGCGGCAACCTAACTCTTACGCCAGCTGCAGGCGTAATACTTAACGCTCCATCTGGAGGGACCTTAGTTCTTACGGAAAATATGACCGCGACCCTAAAGAGGGTTGCGTCTAATGAATGGGATATAATTGGCCAGACGGTGCCGCAATGATTGCCGGGATTGTTGCTGGTCAAATGATTCAGCAGAGTGGCGGGGGAGGCAGTGATCCTTACTTCTCTTATGTTGTATCTCTGCTTCATTTCAACGGCCCTAATGCAAGTACTTCATTCTTAGACCAAAAGGGCAAATCATGGTCGGCCATAGGATCTGGACAGTTAAGCAGCTCACGATCAAAATTTGGCACCGCCTCTTTCTCGGGTAACGGATCTGGATCCGGAGTGCTTGGAGTTAACAGTTCAGACTTTGATTTCGGCTCTGGGGATCTAACAATTGAGGCGTGGGTTTATATTGCTGCCGATTCAGCGCCTGACGCTGATGGGGCTAGAGGCGCGAATATTTTTAGCACCTGGGACGCTGGCTCTGGAGCTTCAGCGCTTACTGGCTACGTAATAAACATTTCTGGAGACTCATCCACAACAGGCACCGGAATTGCTTTTGATACATGGAGTGGCGGCTCCGGCACTCTGCTTAGAGCGGCGGCTTCCATTAGCAAAAACGTCTGGCATCACATAGCCGTAACTGTTTCTTCGGGTGTAAGAAGAATATTCCTAGATGGCGTCCTGCTAACGGCTTCCGTGATAAATATTTCTGGCGGTTATACCGATGTAAACAGCCTGGGGAGCGCACCAAGAATAGGGCTTACCCAGCGAAGCTCTTATCCCCTCTCCTTAAATGGGAACATAGACGACCTAAGGATCACTAAAGGTTTAGCTAGATACACCTCTGACTTCTCGATCCCCTCCGCTCAATTCCCGGACAGCTAACATGAAAATCTCCGCACATGGCATTGCAGTAGCGCACTACTTCGAGTCTTGCAAATTGGAAGCCTATCCAGACCCAGGCAGCAAAGACGGTAAGCCTTGGACGATTGGCTGGGGCCATACCGGGCCCGAACTAATTAGGGGGCTTGAGTGGACGCAGCAGCAGGCAGACGATGCCTTTGTAATTGATATCGCAAAGTTCGAGCGCGGCGTTAGCTCTTTAGTTAAGGCCGAGCTAAACCAGTATCAACTCGACGCACTGGTGTTGTTTGCCTACAACGTAGGCCTTGAATCGCTAAAGTCCTCTACTCTGCTCAAACTGCTAAACGCTGGTGACTATGCTGGCGCTCAGCAACAGTTCAAGCGCTGGGACAAGAATGATGGCAAGGTAATGCGCGGGCTTACTCGCAGGCGCGCCGCAGAGGCTGCATTATTTGCTGGTAAATCTGGCGCAGAGGCAATTGCTATCGGCGTTAAGGCAGCATGACGGCGCTTGTTGAAATACTATTCAAGGCCCTCCCTTATCTTTTGGCGCTTTCAGTTGCTTTCGCTATAGGTGCCTCTGGCTGGCGATTAGGGGTGGATCAGACAGAATCAAGATGGCAAGCAGAGTGGAATGACAGGGATGCGCGCGACGCTCAAGCAGTAGAAAAGGCCAACCGAGATTCACGACAAAAAGAACAGTCCGCCCTCAACCCGCTTGCCGATGACGTTGCTCAACCCCTAGTGCCGGACAACCTCGACTCGCATCGTGACACCTGGCTGCAAGCCTTCGACCGTCTTATCGAACTGGAGCCGATGGTGTCCGACCCGCAGGCCGAGCGATACGGCGAACGTGAATACTGGGAGCATGAGCGTCAGGCAATGCTGGATATGTACGTCGATCTTGATCGGCTGAACAAGGCGCCGGCCACGGCTGAGTCAGGGGTTAAATGCGCAACCTGCGGCGAGCCAACACGATTCAACAAGGTGTTTTGCGAGAACCACAGCTACACCATGTTCAAAGAGGCCTCCACCGATGAATAACCAAGTGCTGATTGATATGGATGTTTTGGGTCGAACAATCGACAGACTCGAGCATGGTCACGAACACGAAAAAGCTATTAAGGAACTGCGCAAGGCGCTTTATTCGCAGACCAACCGCGCCGCGCTCCAATCCCCTGCGCCCGAGGGTGGAGAGCCGACTGTTGTGGCGTATTCCGACAACGGTGGCGCGCTCTACACCGCAAAGCTTCTGGACATAATGGACGTTGAAGCTGATGACTGTGAACCGCTAATGACCATCGCCCAGCACCGCGCAATCGTCGCGGGGTTGGGTGAGCAGCATTTGCGCGCCATTAATGAAATGGTATCCGCGCTAGATCGCGTTGCGACTCTGCACATTATCCCGCCATACACGACGCCGCAGTCGAGCCAACTGATGATGCTGAAAGGTATAGCCGACCACGCTTTAGAGTCTTACCGCGCCGCCGCGCCCCTTCCACCCAGCCCGAAGGAGGGGGGATTGTGAGCAGACTTACAGCGGCAGCGGCGGCCGATATCGCCAGAGCAAAAGACCCTGCGTTTGCGGTCGATACGATCTTGGCGGAAATCGCCAAAGCAGCAGAGGCTGGAAAGTACGAATACACCACCCGTGCCTATGGTTTTGGGGAAAGCACCTACTGCAACGAGGATAAATACCCAGAGCTGTGCAAGGCGATTCTCAAAGACCTGCGCGGCCTCGGATTCAAGTGCCAATGCCACGCACAAGAGCGACAGTTTGTTGCTCTGTGGCTGGAAGTAAGCTGGGGAGGAAAAACGCCATGACGACTGATTTGCAGGATGGGGAAATGGTTATGACGCAAGTGCGGCACGATGAGCGCGAGCCTGTGATACTCGGCTACGGAATGTGGAATACCGGCACCAATCCACAAACCAGCCTGATGCGCTACGACGGCATGCCAATAGTTCACACTGCGCCGAGAGTCGGCACTGTTGCACTGGTCAGCCTTGACGACTACAACGCAGAATCGAAACGCGCAGCCCTCGCAGAATCCGAACTGGCAGAGGTGCGGGCTGCTCACCT